CCCTTACCCTCGGCACCCTGCCCCGCCTCACCGCCGAAGTCACCCTTGCCCTGGTTCGTCTGCTCGGTGAAGGCCGGCTGCACGAGGTCGCCGCGGCCCTGCGTGAAGCCGCGCGCGGCCCCAAACGGGATGAAGCTGGGCGGTACGTTTAACGTCCCGCGGTTTCCGAACAGCAGCGCATTGAACTCTTGGTCGATCAGCGACGGCTGTTCCGGCGCGACCGGCACTTGGCTGCGCGGGTCAACCGGCGGCAGCGGCACGCCGCGTTGCCCGAACGGCACGGCCGGCGGCGCATTGGGGTCGCGCCCGAACGAAGGGACCATTCCCGGTGTGAACGGCACTGCCGCCGGGAAGCCGGGAGGCGGCGGCTGCGCCGGGAGCCCAGGAGGCGGCGGCTGCGCCGGGAAGCCGCGGCCCTGCGGTGGCTGCGGCGCGAAGGCCGGCGGCACGTTAGGGGGTGCGGGCGGCGGCGGCGTGGTCATGTTGTGGAACGGCCCCTCCTCGGGGGGCGTGTAGCCAGGGTCGTTGAGTGGCCCGATCTCGATGCTCGAGAACAGGCCGCCGTCTGCCGGCGGCCCGCCAGGGGCCGGGCCGGTACTATCGCCGGGGCCGCCGAACCCCATCTCGCCGCATTCCGGCAGGGTGGGATTGCTGCGGCAGCGGTCGTACATGAAGCGACTGATGCCGTCGCGCCCGCTGGTCGAGGCATACGTGTCAGACATGGCCTACCTCATACGTTGACGCCGGCCCGCTCGTAGGTCGCTGAGAGCGCGAGCAGCTCCACATCCGGCGGCGCCTGCTGCGCCACTGTAACCTGCACCACGGGCGCGTGGGCAAAGCCGGTCTTGCCGATACTCACCCACATCGTATTGCGAATTGGCGGCCGTGCCGCGGCCGGCTGGTCCCAGCGCGCCACATCCCAGAGGCCCTGGTCCCAAACGTCCTGTACGCCTGGATCGGGCCCGGCCGGGGGCGGCGGGGGTATCGTCACGAGGTAGTCGACCGTCGCATTGAGCTGCGGCACGAACGGCTGGCCGGAGCGCGCTGCGAACACTGCCCTCGCCTGATGCCAGACCGTTTCGGATGATGGCGCCTGGAACATCTCCCAGCCGCCGACCAGCGTCGCCACGTAAGGCGCGCCAAGATCGGTCCCGCCGCGCTCGCACTGGATGATGCGACCGTCACTGCTGCCATAGTACAGATCATCGTACATCAGCGCGAAGGCGCGGGCGTCGTAGCCCGGGAGGCGGCTCCACGCCGTGGTGGCGTTGTTCATCACCGCGCAGTACTGCGCGCCTGGGAGCCCGCCCGGCCACGTCACGAAGATGCCGCCGAAGCTGTCCCACCGGATCATGGTCCAGGGCAGGTCGCTCTTGAGCGAAACTTCACTGCGCCACATCGGCCGGATGGTATTGGTGACCATCGCGAGATCGAGCGTGCCGCTGTCCTTGGCGATCGCCTGCGAGGTCGGCACGATGCCGTCGACCGTCATGATCAGCAGGTCGCCGCCGATCAACATGTGACCGTTCATGCCCATCGGCCGGCCGATCGCGTAACGGCCCTGCTGCGCCCAGTCGGCGGGGTCGCCTGGATTGCCGCCGGAGAAGATGATCAATTCGCCTTGCGTGGTGCAAAATACGCACTTGTCGTCGACACCGTCGCCGGTGTCGACGCTCCAAGTCGCGCCGAACAGCAGCGCGCCGCCCTTCGCTGCAGAACCGCCGAGCGGGATCATCTGCAGCGCGCCTTGGTACTCGTCGACGTTAAGAAACCAGGCATTCATGGTGCCGCCTTCGATGAAGAACAGCCGCCCGCGATACGCCCAGACGTAGGTCAGGCCGCGGCCGTGCTCGGGGCCGCTCCCGGCCGGCGCGGTGAGCTGGTCGGCGTCGAAGGTTTCCCAGATGGCGCCGTCGAAGTGTAAGACCGGGTCGCCGGCATCGTTGACCACGATCAGATGCTCGCCCGACAGATTGGCCAATTGCGTGGCGGCGTAGTTGCCGCTGGTTTGTCCCGACTTAACTGGAACAGCAAGCGGCAGCGTCACGTCGAACAATTTGGTGCGCTGGCCGGCGAACATGCGATGCATGTTGTCGCCATTGACGTAGCTGAACATGCTCACGACCGGCTCGCGCACCACCGCCACCGGCGCCACTGGATCGACATCCCACTGCGCGATGTCCCACTTGCCGGTGTCCCAGCCTTCGCCGCCGCCGGCATGAAGATCGCAGTACAGGACGGTGCCGCCGCGCAGCTTCACGCCGCGCAGCGTGCTCACCCAATTGTCCTGCACGACCGCGCCGCCCGGCTGCATGTAGGCGTCGTTCTCGCTCTGGATGATGCCGCGCGTCGGCGCCGGCAGCGTCACCGTCTGCAGGTTCTGGGCGTATTGCTGCGGGACTGACTGGCGGCGGAATGCTGCGTATGTGCTCATGGGCTGGGCAGCGGCCAGGGATAGGCGATGCTAGCGTTGATGCTGGTCGACATCGGGTAGCTATTGATCAGCACCGGCGCCGGCTGGTTCGATCCCATCTTCATTGCCAGCGCATCCGAGAACGTGCCCATGTCCTCGGCGTATGGTGAACCCTTATTCGCCTTCCACTGCCAGATCATGCCGAGCTTGAGCGTGCGCTCATCTAATATGAACGTATCCGCATCCGACGTGAACGTCACGCCGACGCCGCCGCCCGCCAGATTGATGATAGGCTTGCGGACATAGGCGAAGGTAGCCGTGGCGCCGGCCGCGAGCGGCGGCTGGATCATGATGTTGCCGCCGATCAGAATGTACTGCCCGCGATTGTCCCAGTAGTTGTTGGCGGCGCGGCGCAGCCACTCGTCGTAGCTGCCAATGAAGCGCAGCGGGATCAACGCCGAGTATGAGCTCCACACATTGCCGTCGACCAGCAGGCGCTGATAATCAGCCGGCAGCGGGAAGCTCGGAGTGACGCCGTCGCCATGCAATGTGGTGGTCGTGATCAGCTCGACCCAGTCGCGGCTGTCGTAGGCGATGCGCTGCGCCATTTCATTAGCGAGCGCCAGCATCTCCTGCTGCGTGCGCTGATTGACCACGTCGCCGAATATGGTGGGGAGGCGCTCGACGCCGACCACCTCGCAGACGTCCTGCACCACGCTCAACAGCGACATGAACTTAACCTCACGCGGCGGCTTCGGCTCCGACTTGCGCGGCGTCCATCGCCATACGCTGCAGCACCTTCACCGAGAGACTGCCGTGTGGCGGATGGCCGGTCTTGGCGGTGATGTAGTTGCGCAATTGCACCGCGCTCATGTTGGCGAAGTCGGCCTCGCCTTCGGTGCCGGGTTGCGGCTGGGCCTTGAGCGCCGCCATGTCATCTTCGAGCATCTGATTGCGCGCGCGCAGCGCCGACAATTCAGCCTCCATCTGCATCGGCACGGCGCCGGCCTGGGCGCGGGCGATATAATCTTCCGCCTCGTTCTTCAGTTCACGGCCGCCGGGCCCGAGGTTCTTGAGCTCCTGCCCGTCGATATGGGCGAGCGCCTCAACCGTGTAGATATTCAAACTACGCAGCTCGAGGCGCTTCGCCTCAGTCAGGAACGGCACGTAGTCGAGCGGCGTCCCAGTGCGGGTCTGGTCGTGATGCATCTTGAACTGGCGGTATTGGGACTGGAACCGCTCGGCGTAGGTGATGCCGCGCTGCCGGCCGGTATACGGATCATTCAGCTTGTACGGACACAGTTCATGCGCCGGGAATACACTCACGGAACGCGAGCCAGGGAAGCGGATCTCGCAGATCTCGATGTCGTCCTCGATCGGGCGCCCGGCGGCCACGCTCTTGGCCTCGTTAGGCTTGGTGCTGTTCTTGAACAACACAATCAGCACGTCGTCTGGGTTCTGCAGCGGCATGGATAGCTCCGTTAATTACGTGTTGTGCCCGCCGCCTAGCGGCGGCTCTCCCCGAGCTTGACCAAGCGGCGGGCTTCCTAGCGGTGGTCGCGCCAGGAGGGCAGTGCTTTAAGCCGCCGGATTGCTGTCGTAGAACCGCCAATTGAACAGCGGGTTGACTTGCGTGAGCTCGCCCATCCAGCCGATAAATTGCGCGACTGCGTCCTTGTCGATCGGCATCTGGCCGTCGCCGTCGAACAATTTGTCGAAGTTGCGGTTGGGGTGGTAGCGCACCCGGAAACTATCAGTGTTGAGGCCGAACGTGGTGTTGGCCGGCATATTACTTCCAATGCCGCCGTCCATCACGATCTCGGCGCGTTTGCCGCCGCCGATATATTCCAGCGCCGAGAAGCCAAGCTTGCCGAGGTTGGTGTCGTTGGTCTGGCGCTGGATCGCGACCGTGGCCGCGTCATAGGCGGCGTAGTGCTCTGGCGACATCAGCAGCAGGTCGGCGTAGTCACGCCCGCGCGACTGCCGCGTCATGATGGCGTTGAGGAACGGCCGGATCGTGGTGCTGTTGACCTGCGTCCCGATCGCGGTGTTCATGGTCTGCGCGTCGAAGGTCTGCGTGCGCCAGATCACCGCGGTGCCGCGGTCGATGCCGCCATAAACACCAGAGTTGTTGACGATCGGCACTGCTGTCGCAAGACCAGTGATCTGCTTGCCACCATTGGCGGTGCCGTCACTGTAGATGCCGGCGTCCATCGTATCCTCGAGCGCACGCTCGGCGGCGTCGATGTAGGCGTCGTAAACGTCGATCAGCTGGCCCTCGCCTTCGTTGCCGAGGATCTCCTGCATGGAGAGAACAATCGGCACGACAACCATCTTCGGCGAGTACAGCGCATCGTTGAACAGGTCGATCGCCGGGTTCAGGAGCTGATCATAGCCCGAGTACCATTGCGCGTTCTGCTTGCCGATTTGCAGCGTCTGGCGAATGAGCGGGCCGTGATAGGTCTGCCACAGCCCCTTGCGGCGCATCACTGCAAGCAAGGCATTATTGTTGCTGACAAGGTCCATGTAGTCGGATGAACGGTCTTCCAGCGTCATCGACAGGATCTGCTGGTAGGAGGCATTACTCGTGATATTCAGCATCGTGGGGCTCCCCAGAATGAACTACAGCGACCCATTCACGCGCCGAACGGCGTTGGCGATGATGTCGCGGCGGCTTGGTGGCGGCACGCCCGGACGACGAGCCGCGCGCCCGCTCACGGGTGCGCCGGCTGGTGCGCCGGAGATAGACCGATCGGCCGCCCGGGTTTGAGCCGGCTGCGGGGAGGGCCCGCGGGTTTGAGCCGCGGGGTGCGGGTGCAGCAGCGTCGCACGCTGATACGCCTGCTCGAGCGAATAGCCGGCACGCAGCTCCTGCGTGATGGCGGGCGCCAGCTCATCCGTTCGAGGGTGCGTCTCGGCGAACCGATCAACGCCGTGCCGCGTCTGGGTGTAGCGTTGCGCGAATTGCTGCTGATTATGCATATGGTGCAGCGCGTTGGTCAACTGCTGCACTTGCTGGTTCAGTTGCGCGATCTGGGCATTGTGCGCGCCCTGGACGTTACCGGACTGCGTCAGCGCGTGCTGCTCGGGCGTGCGCGAGAGCACGTAGCGCGCGACATCCGGCAGCGTGAGTTGATAACCATCGCTGGTGCGAAGGTTCATATTGTGGATCAGCACGTCCAATCCCGCGATGGGATCTTCCCGCAGCTTGTTCTCCATCGTGACGTAGTTCGAGAGCGCCCGCTCCAGGCTGGTACCCTGCGATTTGGCCAGCTCATGGTAGGGCCGGATGCTCTGCATCACGTCGATGTCGGACTTGGCCTTCTGGTAGAAGCCGTGAAACTCCTTCAGCATGCGGTGAACCTCACCGCGCACATGGTCGGGCGTGGCGTGCCACGCCCGCTGCGCCTCCGGCTTCATCCGCGACGGCACCTGACGGTACGGCGCATTGTGCGGCAGCTCGGCATACTGCTGCGGCGCCCGCTGCTGACCGGGCTGCTGGCCGCTCTGCTGACCGGGCTGCGGCGCCTGCGGCGCGAACCGGCCGCCGCGGCCACGCAGCGGCGGTCTGCGCAAGTCAATCGTGGAGGTTTGCTGCCGCGGCGGCGCCGCAGCCTTCTCGGCGTCGATCGCCTCGGGCGGCTGATTATGCCCAATGCGCGGCTTGGCAGCCGGGATCTCGACACCCTCGCGCGACTTCTTGAAGGCGTTGGCGATACTCTCGCGCCGGCTCGACGCCCGGTCTGACGGCTTCTCCGGTGGACGCGGCGGCGCCTGCGCGCCGACCGGGGCCGGCGTATTGACCGGATTCTGGTCGATCACCACCTCGCGCGGTGGCGCTGCTGGCGCGGGTGCGGATGCGGGTGCGGGTGCCGGCGCCGGTGCTGGCGCCGGAGCGGGTGCATCAGCCATTGGATTGTCCTCCCTGACGCGGGCGGCGACCGGCGCGGTGCTGCGCAGCGGCACGCTGGAATGCCAAGCGTCTCGCCCGCTTGTTAGCAGCTGACGCGGTCGCGCGCACCTTCTGACGCGGCTTCTCGTTGCCGACCTCGATCAGCCCAAGGGCACGGCCAACCGCGCGGAACTTGGCCTTGCTGGTGTAGAAGCGACCATCCACCTGCTCGGTCGGCGGCATCTCGTCGCGAATGATCATCGGACTGGGCAAGTCCGAGCGCGCTGGCGGTAGGCTCGGCCGCGCGAACCGCCAGCGACCCGGTGCAATCTCGATCAGCTCACCGTCGCGGTGCTCTGGGGTCGGCATCGTTGCCCCACGTCTTGTTGTCGGCCGGGTACTGACTGCCCTGCGGGCCGCGGCCAGGACCACGCCCAGGCGCGCCGTCGCGGCTGCGGGCGTCCTCCGGCAGCTGCCATGGTGGTTGCTGCGCGCCGCGAGCGCCTTCCGGCAAGTTCTCGTCGGCGATCGTGGGCGGCTCGTTGATGGACTGCGGCATATCGTACAGGCCGGGCGCCGGGTTCATCGAGGTCGCCGGCGCGTACGGCGTCACGCCGCGGTGGCCGGGATTGCCGGTAATATCCTCAAGATCGCGGATCGACTTGTGCGGCGCGCGCTCGCCCTCCTTGAGGTCGAGCATGTCGCTCGGGCGGTTGCGCGGATCGAGGCCGGGCTGGTCCATGTGCTCGTAGCCGGCCTTCACCATGTTATCGAGCTGGTCCCGGTCGATGCGCTCGTCGGCCGCCTTCTGCGCCAGCTCGTTGCGCTTGTGCTGCTCGTCGAGCTGGTGACGCACCTCCTCGACGCGGCGGCGCTCGTCCTCCTGCTGCCGCTGCAGCCGATCATCAGGCTGCTGCTGGGCGTGGTCGCCGCGGCCCTGCTGCGGGCGCTGGCGCTTCTCCTCCTGCTCGCGCTGGTGCTTGGCTGTGTCGCGCTGCGCTTCCTGCTCGCTCGCCTCCTTCTGCTCGCGCTCGTGCTGCTGGCGCTGCTCGTCCTGCCCATGTCGCGGGTACTGGTCCGAGCCCTGCTGCGCCCGTCGGCGCTGCTCGTCCTGCTCGCGCTGGCGCTGCTCGGCATGCTCACCGCCTTCCGCCTGCCGCTGGCGCTGCTCGGCCATCTCGCGCTGCTCACGCTCGCGCTGTTGCTGCTGCTGGCTCTGGCTCTGGCGGCGCTGCTCCGCCTGCTCGCGCTCGTGCTTGTCCTTGTCGTGCTCGTGCTTGTTGGTCATCGCTGCGTTCTCCCAGGTGGTCGCGCCGATCGACCGGCGGCCTCCGTGAACGTAAACGTCGCAGGCTCCGATTGGAGCTGCCCGTTGCGGATAATACACGGCACCTCGACCGGGGCGCCCCATAACGAGGGTTTGACGCCGGTGGACAGCCTGCCGTCCGCATTATGCGTCGTCGGCTCGTCGTGGCCGGCGAAATGGATCACGCTGTCGGCGGTGAAGTTCTCACCCTGGATGTAGAGGGTGAAATCCGGATCGCCGATGGCGCAGCTGTCAGGCTCCAGCGCGGTGATCACCGGGCGCTTCGGCGCCGTCGCCGGCTCGTTGATGCTGCCGCCGCGGATCGGCGCACGTGACGGATCATCCGGCTCGTTGATGCTCTGGCCGGGAGGCGGGGGTTTCGTTGCCATCAGGTAAATGTCCATGTCAGCGGCGCCGTGACGACGCTGCCGCCGGTCACGACTGTCACCGGCCAAGTGCCGGCAGTCGGCCGCTTGGTGACCGTGGGACACGACAGCAGCGACGGCGTCATCACGTTGGTCGGCACCGGAGCGCCATTGACGAACACCACCGACTGCTTGGTGAAGCCGGTGCCAATGACGGTCTGTGTGGTGTTGCCGACGCCCGAGGTGGTGCTCGGCGTGCCCAGGCTGGCCGCCGTAGGATTGACGGCCGGCGACAGGCTCGAGGCGTGCTGCGCATTCGGCGTGGTGGTGTAGTTGCCGAGGTCCGACACCGTGACCAGCGGCCCGGCCGGCAGGAAGGTGCTCGGACTGTAGGTCTGCGTCACCACCACCTCGGTGCCGCGGCCTTCCGCATCAAGGCTCGGGAAGTTGGCGTTGTCGACCGAGGCGAGCTTCGCCGCGAACGCGGTCAGCGGCCCGGCGGCGCCGTCGTCGACCGCCAGCTGCGCGGGCGCGGTCGGCGGCGTCGTGCCCAGGAACGAGAAGTTTGTTGGCGGCGTCGGATTGGGCGGTGTTACCGTCAGTGCTGATTGAGCCATCGTCTCATCTCCCCGAGGGTCGCGCCGTAAGCCGGTCGCGGATGCGCTCTAGCATCGGCGGCGGATCATAGCGGAATAAACCAATAGGGCCACAGTCCGCGCTTGCCAGATTTGACCGCGTGATGTTCCAGCGCCAGTAGCGGAAGGTCGCGGGGGCGGCCAGCGCGAATACCTGTGAGACATTCAAGCCGACCGTGGCGGACAGCGACACCGTGTCGAGCGTGGTCCAGACACTGCCGTCCGGCGAGCCGGCGAACGTCCAATCCAGCCACTGATGATAGATGCCATCGGCGCGCGACGTGATTTCATACTCGGACACCTTGGTGGGGGCGCCGAGGTCGATCTGATACCACTGCGGCACGTTACCGCCCGCCGCCCAGAAGGCGCCCGGGACGCCGCTGAAACTATTATAGGCGTGATGTGTCGCGTCATAGACCGACTGCGCCGAGGCCACGAACGGCGGCGGCGCATTGTCAGCTGTCATATTGTTAGGTGATACCCGCACCCGCACCGGGTCGAGGTTCTGGAAGCCCCAGAGCCCAATGTTGCCGGAGTCAACCCGCGTCGGGTAGCTGCTCTTGGTGATATTCCAGCGCCAGAAACGGTAGACGACAGAGGCCGGCAATGTGAACGTCGTGTAGGTGCCGGCCACGCCGAGGTCGAACCCGACCTGAGTGTCGAGCAGGGTCCAATTCCGGCCATCCGGCGAACCCTGCAAGGTCCAGTCCAGCCAGGAGATGTTTGATATCGGATGCGTCTGCAGTGTGTATTCCTTGACGCTTAACGCCGCGCCGAGGTCAATGGCCACCCACGCTGGGAATGGAGTTGGATCATTCGTCTGCCAACCGCTGTTGATTGAGCTGTTGAAACAATAATAGGGCGGCTGCCAGACGTACCATTCCGAGCCGGTCACGACGTAAGGAGCCGGCACGTTCATGTCGGTCATGTTGTCGGGCGACTTGCGCACCAGCGGGCCAGGGTCCGGCGGCGCGACGCCACCACCGGCGTAAGTCACCGGCAGGCCGAACGCCGGCACCTGCGTCACCGCCAGCCCGAAGCCGCTGCTACTCTCCTCGACCGGCAGGCCGTTAGGCGCGAGAACTACCGCGAGCCCGCCCTTCGGCACCGTGATGACTGGCCGTCCCATGGGTGCGTCCTACTGATAGTTGTCCTGCTGCGCGAGGCCGCCCATGATAGCCGGCGCACCGATCGCTGCGCCACCGATACCAAGCAGCGGCGCCTTACCGGTGAAGGCGTCGTGAAGCGCCTGCTCCGGTGTGATGCCGCGCACCATGCCGGTGACATGTGCGCGCCGGTTTATCACTTCCTGCAGCGGCGCCGGGAACGACTTGAGGCCAGTATAATCGCCGCCGCCGATCCATGTTGCCGCCTGCTGCGACGCCTGCGGCGCCTGCGCACGCACCGCAGCGCGGCGGCCGAGGTTCTCGAGGTAGGTGTACTCACCCGGCAGCAATGAGCTCTGCTTGGTGAAGGCTTCCCCGGCGCCGTACGGCATGCCGACCATGTTGCGGATATCATGCGTGTCGACCGTGCGCGGCATCCAGTTGCCGCCGAGGTTCATGCGATAGGAGATCGGCTTCGGGTTCTTCACCGGATCGTAATCGTTGGTGATGAACTCACGAACACGATCCGCATGCTGGATCTGGGCCTTGGCGCCATACCCTGGCGGCGGCCCGCCGACCATGGCGCGCGTAGTGCGCCCCGTCTCCGGATCGATCACTGAGAACGTCTCCGGCAGCGGCTTGCCCTGCAAGACTTGCTGCAAATACCACGTAGATGATCGGACATTATTGTCGATCGGGTTGACCATGGACGTGCCGGCCACGCCATCCAACCACGTCTGAAACGCCTGCTCGCCGCGCTCCGAGCCATGGATCGCGTGGAACAAGTCGCGCGTCTGCATGAGGTTGTACCAACCCCAGTTCGACATCGGCGCATTGGCGGCTGCGCGCTCGAGCCGGCGCAAGCCGCCGCTGCGCGCCGTGTCAATCCGCTCGGTGAGCTTGGGCGCCTGCCGCGGCAGGTTGAATTGCGGGACATCAGGCGTGCGCCGCAGCGTCTCCGCTGAGAGGTCAAACAGCGGCGGCGGGGCCGTTCCCGCGGCGGTCGCGGCGTCGAACGCAGTCTCGGCCTTACCAACCTGTGCCTTGATGCGATTGGCCTCCTGTAATTGCGGCAGCACCGCAAGCTGCGACGGCAGCGACACACCCTCGGGTAGTTCCTGCTTTTCACGATAGATACGGCGTTGCTCCGGCGTGAAGCGATTGACCACCGCAAGGTCCGCCAGCTTGAGGTTGGTCGCCTGCGCCCGCTGCTCGGGCGTGAACGCGCTGGCCAGCGATGGCTGCGCCAGGGCGACCGGCGAGCGGCCGGTGAGCCCCAGGTCAGCATAGGTCTGCTGCAACTGCCGGCCGGTGACGCCCTTGCCCCGCTGGCTCGCGCGCGCCGCGCGATTAATCTCCTCGGGCGTCGCCAGCCGCGGCTCTGCGATGCTGCCCATCGTGGGCGTATCCGGCGCCAGCCGCGCCGGCTGTACCGCGCGACCGCCGGCCATGCCGAAACCGCCGGGCCGCGCGAACCGCATGCCCTGCCCGACCAACGAGGTCGCCGCCTCGGCGGCGATGTCCGCAGCCTCGGTCGGGTCGGCGCCGGGCGCGAAGGCGCCCTGCTGGTTCCAAGCCTCATGCGGCTGGCTGGCAAGGAAGACGGCTCGCGCCGCCGGCCGCGCCAGGATGGCGGCGCCGAGCTGCGCGGCGCGGCTGCCCTGGCCGGGCGCCACGTAGGGCGGCGCCTGCATGTCATCGCCCGTCGCCCACGGTCTGGTGGCGTAATTGGCTGGGTTGGCGAGCGCCCCCATGGCGCTCTCCGCCATGCGGCCGACATTGCCGGGCGCCGCCGCGAAGCCGCGGCCGGCCTCCGTCAGCCCGGGGAGTAGACCTTCAGTCGCGCTCTCCGGCAGGATCGCGCGCGGCACATTCGGGTAGCGCGCCTGAGTGCGCGCGGCGGCGGCCTCGAAGGCGTCGGGCTGGTAATCAGTCGACGCTATCTCGCCGAGCGCCTGGGGTCCGACCCTGATGCGAGCAGTCGGCTCGGCGCCGTAACCCTCCGGCAGCGGGTAGTATTCCAGGCTGTCAGGATCCATCAGAAGCCCCGTCGGTATGAGAGCCCGGCATTGTAACCGGGCGAGCCCACCGTGCGACCACCGCGCACGCCGAGCGTCCCGCCGGCCAGAGGCACGTCGAGGCTGCCGCTCAGGTAGGGCGTGCGGACATTAGTGCCGGAAGCGCCGAGGTGCGGCACTGGCAAGTCATAGGGGCTCGGCGCGCCGGGCGCGTCAAATGGTGCGGGGCTGGCCTTAGTGGCATCCGGCAGGCCCCGCAGCGGCGCCATGTCGTAAGCATCCAACGCCAGCAGCTCGCCCATCGAGTACGGATTACGCTCGGCCATTTTATGTACCCGCCCGATTTACGCTCCATCGGAGCGTAATTGATTACGCTCCATTCCGCTCCGACCGTTTGCGTGTGGTTGCACGCATTTTGCACGCGCATTTCAATGCGCCTCACCAGTGCGGGATGAAGGCGCGGGTGCCGAATTGCATACGTCCGGGCGGCGGCTCGCTCGGCGGCGCCTTGGCGACCACCAGCCGCGCCGAGCGCCCGGCCAGGACGAAGCGCCCAGGCTCGGCGAGAAGCTGCAGGCCGCCCGGCGGCGGCGAGAGGGCAATCGTCAGACCAGCGTCCGCGCCGAGCAGCCGGAACACGCCCGGCGTGACGTGCAGCACAGTGCCGACCGGCGGCACCAAGGCAACCGTCAAACCAGCGTCCGCGCCGAGCAGTCGGAACACGCCCGGCGTGACATGCAGCACGGCAGCGCCGGCCGAGGTCGTAAACAGGCCGGCCGGGCTGCCGGTCAGCGTGAAGGCGCCGGGCGCTGCGGTCAGCCGGTAAGCCAGCCGCAGCGCCGCCGCTCTGCCGGTCAGGGCGAAACTGCCCGGCAGCAAGCCGATGCGGTCGGCGTAGGTCAGCGCGATCGGGCGGCCAGCCAGGACGAAGGCGCCGGGCGCCGCATCCAGGCCGAGCTGACCGTCCCAGTGCGCCTCGTCCCATTGACCGATATCCCAGCGCTCGGGAACGCGCGTCATGACAGCGTGAACGCCCCGACGACGTTGTCGAAGTCGACCGTGAAGTTGTCGCCGGCATTCGGCAGCGTGACGCTGGCGCCGGCATCGTAGAACCCGATCACCTTGTTACCAGCGGTGCTGTTGTAGAGGATCACGTAGCGAAACGGCCCGATACCGCCGGCCGCTGCCGTGAACACCGTATCTGCCAGCACCGCCGCGAAGGTGCCGGCTGTGGTCACGGCGCTCGTCACGACCGGCGTGTTGCCGCCCGCGGTGTAGCCATTGGCCGCCGCGGGCGGCGGATACACCGCGGCGGACCACACCGTGTCCGAGGCCGGATTGGGCGCCGTGTTGGTCAGCGCGACCTTGTAGATGCAGGTCCGCAGGTTGTGGCCGGCATTCGACACCTCGTCGATGAAGCTGTTGAACTTGGTGAAGGCGGCCATCAGCGCGTTCTCCGCAAGGTCGCACGGCGCTTAGTCATCTCGTCGTAGAGCGCGATGAATTCGTCATCGGCGAGCTCGGATACATCCTGCAGCCGCCGGATCATGCCGATCAGCTGCCTGATTTCGCTGCCGACGAAGACCGCGCGGTCATCCTTGGAACGCTCATACATCTCGTCGAGCTGCTGCGCGGTGATCATGGTCAGAACGGCCTCGCCGGTGGTGCCGGCGGTCGCATCGCGGCGGCTTGATGCGCCTGCGTGCGCGCCGCCAGCTCGCGCTGCTTCATCAGCGCCTCGGTTTCCTTAGCGCGGGCCTGGGCGAACTTGCCGAGCATGTCGGCCTGATGCGCCTGCCCCTCGGCCATGCTCTGCAGGTTGCTCTGGCGCGCCTTGGCCTGCTCGGCAGTGCCGCGCGCATTCAGCTCCAGCATCTTGAGCTGCTCGTTGCTCTGGATCTTCATACGCTCGTGCTGATCCTTCATCTGCAGCTCTTGCGCCTTGAGCTGGTTAGTCGCTTGGTCCTGCTGCGCCTGTCGCTGCTGCTTCATCTGCTCGATCTGCAGCGCCGTCTTATTCTGGGCAATGGTCGGATCATCCGGCCGCGGCTGGTCCGCCATCTGCTTCGTCGTCTCGACCAGCTCGTCGACCGCGCCGTCGAGCGAACGGCCGGCGCGATATGGCTTGACCGCGAACTTGAGCACCTCGCCGCAGAACGGCGCGGTCTGCGGCGCCGAGGCCGTCATCTGCGCGAGCTGCGGCAGCAGCACGCCGAGCATCTGCACGAACTCTGTGGTGCGCTCCTTCTCAGCGTTCTCGTCGACCACGATCGTGCTGTCAGTCTCGATATCGAGCGTGAAGGCGCGGGCGCGGCAATCCTGCAGGAAGTCGAGCACCTGCTCGACCGTGGGCTGCGTCTTGAGCTGCTCGATCGCGTCCTGACCGTCCTGCACCGCCTTCTGCCCGACCTGCTGCGCCTGCGCGACGCCGTCAGGGTTCTGCTGCTGCACTTGCTGCATCTGCGGCAGGTTCTGCACCATCTGCATCGCCTGCTGCTGCTGCGCGACCTGCTGCGCGATCTGCGTGATCTTGTCCTGCTGCATCTGCTGCGTCGGCAGTTGCGTCTGCGACATCTCGATCAGCGTATCAGGCGCGAAGGTCGACGTGAGAATGTCGGCCGTGATGCTGACCAAGTCCTTGGCGAGGCGCGCCAGCTCATACTGCTTGTCGCGGATGCGGCTCGAGCCGTACTGCGTCTTGAGCTCCTGCGCGCCGAGCGTCTCGCGCGCGTCGGTGGCGCCGCGCATGATGTCGCTCAGACCCATGATCTGATAGACATCCTCGATCACCTGCTTGCGCAGATCGACCAGCGACGTGACCACCTGCGCGATCATGTCGATCGGCATCCACACGATCACTTCCTTGGAGCCGCCGAACGCCGCCCAATTCTTGATCGGCACCAGCACGCGCCCCGGCGTCTTGATGCCGACCGCGGTGTTGATTGCCTCAGCGAGCTCGCCGCCGCCGGATGGGTAGAAGCCCTTCGCCTCGATCACGTCGCTCAGGGCGTGAATGCGCCCGGTGAGCATGTCGATCTCGTCGAGCTGATCCTTGTACTGCAGCACGTCAGGCACGGGCACGAGGCTGCGCCGCTGCACCGTGCCGTAGGCCGGCTTCGGGCACGGGAAGAAGTCGGAGAGGTCAAGATGCGGATCGTCCTCGTCGAGGATCAGCTCGCAACCCTCGGCGACCCAGACCACGCGGCGCTCGTTCTTGTTCCAGATCTCCCAGAAGCAGGCGCGCTCGCGAGCGTCGGCGCCGCCGAGCGTTTGCGTATCCCGATCGACCCGATACTCGGCCTGCTGGTAGGCGTCGCCTGAGTACTGATGAAACCGCCTGCGCGCATCGTCGCGCGTCAGGTAGGACGCAGCCGCGACCCACCAGACCTCCTCCCAGGTGCGCGAGATCGAATGCAGGAAGTCGCGACGGTCCTTGTAGTCGTAGCAGACGCGCTCGAAGCGAGAGTAGTAGCTCTGCCGATCATCCTTCTTGCTCTGGTAGCGGCACCAGATCACGCCGCGAGAGTTAAGCGCGAGGTCATCACGCGCGTGCATCATCACGTCGTTGATGCGGCCGATCTCGAAGGACACATCGCAGCAGCGCTCGAGCAGCTCGCTCGCCGCCTGATAGACCGGGCGCCTGTCCTTGAAGCGCGGCACCACGACTGGACGAGGTGGTGTGGCGTAAATTGCCGGCTTGAGCACCTCGGCATTGGCCCAGAACAATTGATATTCCTTGTTCCGCGCCATGTTGGCGAGCCGCGCCAGCGAGGCGAAGCGCTCGTCGATCCGGTCGCAATGAGTGTTCCAGTCCTCGAACGCCTGCTGGCTCTCGCGCAGCAGGTTAAGCCAAGCGCCGGCTTGGCGCGGCTCGACTGAGGGGTCAAACTCGAGCTCGTCGTGGCTGACATCGGCGTCATTGGGCGCGGGCGCCGTCAGCGGCCGGGGATCATCGCCAGAACCGCCATAGCTGCCAGCCATACGCCCGCCTCACAACTGCATGCCCTTGCGCGGCTCGGCCGGCGGCGGGATGCGCCAGCCGTCGCGCCGCGGCTCGGTCATCATAGGTTGTCCGGGTATAGATCGCCAAGCCAGCGCGAGATATCGGAAAGCGTCGGCACCGTGGGAGGCCCAGTCATGGAGCGGGCTCGCCCTGAAGGTCTTCTTGTCGTCGTCCCACTCGCGCCGGTACTGCTCGAGCGCGGCCATACCGGCCTCGCACCGCGGATGAAATACGCACAGTGGGAGCGTTCGGCGAGCGGCATTGACGCCGTCCTCGATCGTCGCGTGCGGCACCAGCATCGGTCTAAACCCAAGGCTCTGCATGGTTTCAACGCGCGTCCTCCCGCTGGTCCATTCCTTGATCTTGGCGTCGTGCGGCACATGCTCGGTGCCGCGGCGCCAGCCGTGCTCGCGCTCGCGCTTGGCAATCTCGCCGGTGTAATGCTCGAGCCCGACGCCTGACGCTGAGTAATAATCCAGCAGGCAGACCTGCGCGCCCTGGACCTGAAACCACCAGATTGCGGTGTCGTCGGTCACGCCGAGATCCCAGGCGCGATGCACGAAAGCCTCAGGCAGCGCCTCGATCCGCAGCACGCGGCCCTCGCTGCGCACCGCCGCCATCTCGTGCGCATAGAAGGCGCCGAGGATCGCGGCGTTGAACGAGCACAGATATTCCTGCTCGAATTGAGCGCGGCCCATGTCGGCGCCGTACAGCGCCGCGTATTCCTTCTGCGCCTCACCCATCTGCGCGTCGGTCAGCATGCCGGTGTCGCGCACAGTCAGCCGCTCGGCAAACCAATTGGACGATTGCAGAGCGTAGTCGAACATCTGCTTGGCATGATTGTGCCCGCGCGGCGTAGTGATGAAGATCGCCCAACCGTCGTTCTCCTCGAGCATCGGCCGGTGATAGGCCCAGGCTGACGGGTTGGACAGCGCATGCTCGGAGTAAACGATGCCGGCGACACCGGCGCCGACCGTGGCATCGTAGCGGTCGCTGCCGATCACCTGCCAAGTGCTGCCGTTCACGAACCGGATGAACATCTCGTTATCGTTGGTGTGCGTGCGCAGCTCGAGCGGGAACGCCTCGTCGATCCGGCGCCGGCCGGTGTGCGCGTTGACCGCGGTCCAAATGGCCTTGCGGCCCTGCGCATATTCCGGGAGACAATGCCAATAATTGCCGACCCGCTGCATCGCGGCGACGGCGCTGTAGTGCAACGCAATCTCATCCTTGCCGGCGCGCCGGTGCCACACCGCGATCGCCCGCTTGCCGCCGTTCTGCAGATAGCGCCACAGCGCCATCTGATGGTCGTGCGGCATCCAGCCGTTGTATGGCAGCTTGATCTTGATCAATTCGCGAGCTTCGCCCGGGTGAGCGCCTCAGCCATCAGTCGTCTTGCGGAATTGGCGGCATCTGCTGCCAGCCCCCGCCCCGGCCCCGGCCATCGGGTATTCGCCACACCGTGCCATCATCACAAACCGCGAGGATACTCGAAACATCCACCGCGACCTGAATAACCTTACGCGGCATCCTAGCTGACGCCTTAAGTCGTTCAATTGTTAGTTCCTTCGTCGACACGACGCCGTCGTAATCAGAGCCAACCATCACTTCGCCTTTCTCTCTTCGATGATATTCCTGATGGTTATCTGTATGCTGTTCTCACCATCTTCGCCGGTGATCGGCTGCGCCGGCTTGCCGAAGCCTCTGTTCCACAGCGCTTCGATCGCCTGCACGCGCACGCCCGGCGGCGTCTGTGGTGATAGTGCAATGCCCGCCATCGCCAGCACTGACTGCTCGGTGTAGCCGCGGCACAGGGACCGCAGATCAATTGATCGTTTATTTCTGGCCACTTACGCTCCTACCCCCGTGCTATGCTGACCCTACACATAATGTGAGGAACAGCCAATGGCCTATGCCCGCGTCGTTATCTCATCCGGTCACGGCAAGTATGTGCGCGGCGCCGCCGGCATCATTGACGAGGTCGACGAGGCGAGACGTGTCGTCGAGGCGCTCGCTAGTGAGCTGCGCGCCCGTGATGTCGGCGTGGTCGAGTTCCACGACAATGTCAGCCACAGCCAGTCCGATAATCTGGACGCGATCGTCGACGCGCACAACGCCGAAGAGCGCGATCTGGACGTATCCATCCACTTCAACGCCTACGAGCAGGTCGAGAAACCGATGGGCGTCGAGGTGCTCTACGTCACCCAGCCGGAACTGGCCAGCAAGGTATCGCAGGCCATTGCCGACTGCGGCTTCATCAACCGCGGCGCCAAGAAGCGCACCGATCTCGCCTTCCTCAATGGCACCGAAATGCCAGCGATCCTGATCGAGGTCTGCTTCGTCGACAGCGAGGCCGACTGCGATGTCTACGCCCGGCAATTCGCCGACATCTGCGAGGCGATCGCCGACGTGCTCGGCGGCGAGGATGAAAGCACCGGCGCTGACGACGGCGGCGCAGTCCCAGGCCGGCCGCCCCGGCCGCCCCGGCCGCCAGTGCAGCCACCAAGCGAAGTCCTGCGCGTGCAGGGCCCCTGCAGCCAATTCGGCGGCCCGAAGGATGAGGGCGTGTCAGCCAGCGAAGGCCTCGCCTTCATCAGCGACATCGAGCAGGCGCCGCACTTGTTTCTGCCTGAACAGCCAAGCGGCACCACAGGCTTGGCGCGGCGCCTCAATCCATACGTTCACTACATTGCCTGCCGCTGGGACTACGATGACATCCCGAAGGCCGACATGCTCGAACACGTCGCGCTGGTGCGCGCCATCAAGACCGGCGTCGAGCTCACCGCGATCCCGGCCGACTGGGGCCCGCACGAGGACACCGGGCGAGTGGCTGACCTCTCGCCCAGTCTGCTGGCAGACCTCGGCATCGAGACTGATGATGAGGTCGAAGTGGTGTTCCCCTACACGCCGTAATCAATCGGGCAGACCCTGGCGGTACTTGGGTGGCGGCAGGATTGGCGCCACCGGCGCCTCCTCGTGCCACATCAGCGACCGCAACAGCAGCACGATCGGCACCGGGATCGGAGCCTCGCCGGTCAGATAGCGACGCAGCGTGCGCTCGCCGATGTCGAGATAATCCGCGAGCTGCAATTGCCGCAGCCCGCGATCGCGCAGGAAGTCCGCCAGCTCGCCGGGCGCCATCTCGCGCCGATACTGCCATTTCATGCCGGCACCGGCGCGCGCGCATTCACCTTCGCGTTGTACTTGTACGCCTTGACCAGATGCTTGAACAAAGCCGCGCGCGCCTCCGCTTCGGTGGCAAACTTGCGCCGCATCGAGGGGCCGTAGCGCTGGCTGTTGCGGGTCGGCTGCGTGTTCAGCTCGACATAATCAGCCCCCGCAGCATCCCCCACCCACAGGCAGTCGCCCTGAGCCCGGCGCGCCGCCGCCTCCGCGTCGGTCAGATAGACCACCGCGCAGTGTTGCAGAAACCAGCGGCAGCCAATGGCGCGGCCGAGGTGATCACGCATCCCGAAGTCCGTGAAGTCGGCATCAATGTCAGTGCGAACGATGTCACGGATGTAACGCAGGTCAGTCGTCATGTTCAGCTCCAATCCTGGCCGGCGGCGACTGCCGCCGGTCCACATCCATCGCACAGGCCATATTGGCCGGCAAGCGATTATTCACATTATGTGAAATAAGTTGTTGACCGGCCATTATGGCCGTGCGAGGAAGGTGTCCCGGCCGCCTGTGGCCGGCCACTGATTGGAGCCGACAAGATGACCACCGATAAGCCGATCTGGACCGTCACCGGCCGCACCTGGGACGCCACCACCCGCACCCACAGCAAGCTGCAATCCATTGATTTCGAGCGCCACGTCGATGCGCTCGGGTTCATGTCATTCAACCGCGATTGGATCGCCGGCATGGTCCTCGACCGCAACGCCGCCGCGGCCCGCACTGAAGCGGGGGCCGGCCAATGACCGACGAGCGCAAACCCTTCGCCACCGCCGGGGAGGCTCGCGCCTTCCTGCTCGGCGGCGCCGCCATCGCCACCATCGTCAGCCGCAAGACCGGCACCCGCTTCACGTTCAAGGTGAACGTCTCGGATGACGGCAACTCGCACTTCGTTAACGTCCTGTTCGGCCCCGACAACACCCGCAACTACAAGTATCTCGGCCGCATCGCCAACGCCGAGCGCCTCTGGCTCGGGCGCAAGCACCCCAGGGCTGGAGACATCAGCCCTGACGCACCGTGCGCACGCGCCTTCCACTGGCTGTGGGAGCAGCTCGGGCGCGACAGCCTGCCCGACACCGTCGAGGTCTACCACGAGGGCATGTGCGGACGCTGCGGCCGCCGGCTGACCGTACCCGAGAGCATCGCCTCGGGGTTTGGCCCGGAATGCATCAAGCATGTGGGAGGCTGACATGACCTACCGACCGAACTGGGACGCTCTCGCACTGCGCGCACTGCTCGACAACGATCAGGAGGAGCTCACCCGCATCGACATGCTGGCGCGCTGCGCCACCGGCACCCGCTGCCCGGAGTGCTCTGGCGCCGACATCGACGGCAATTCTAACGGCACCGCGTTCATCTGCCTGGGCTGCGAGCACCAGTGGGATGGCGCCGACATCGAGGTCTGACATGAGCATGATCACCGAGCAGCTCGGGCTGCTACCGTATTTCATCGACCCGCAAGACCCACGGCCGGCGCGCGAGCAGCTCGACGCCAACTACCAGCACGGCGGCGGCTGGGTGCCAGTCGCGGGCTTCACCCGCGACCCTAAGAGCGGCGATCTTAAATTCCCTGGCGATCCGCAGCTGTCACCAATCGCCTTCATGCGGCTGCGCGACGAGATGGTCGTGTTCTACCCGTTCGCCTTCGTGGCGATCGTGCAGAAGGATGGCGCCTTCGAAGTCGCGAGGATGGATTAGCCATGTATCATTTCATCCTCTACAGCTTCTTCGCCTACGGCTTCATGATCATCTTCGGCACGATCTTCTGCGTGGTGCCGATAACCATCGTGTGGCTGTACCAGAGCGCCCGCGATAACCCAGTGCCCGCCATCACGCTGCTCGGCTTCCTGGCCTTCATGCTGCTGAGCGCGCTCACGCCGCCGTCGCCGCCGCGACCGTGGCCGCAACCAACCTACCAGCAGCAGCTCATCATGCCGTTCTCGCAGCGCTGGGCCTTCACGGAGCAACACCAATGAGTTGGAAGCCTGAAGTCATTGCCGACCGCTCCGGCAAATGGACCGGCAACGGCATCGCCTTCGCCACCCGCAAGGAGGCCGACGCCTACGTCCACGATCTGATGATGCGCTGGACGCTCGTCACCGGCTGGCGCACCGTCGAGGTGAAACAGCCGGCCACCCATCGCTGGACTGATGCAGGGGCCGTGAGGATTGAACATGACACGTGAGCAGAGAGTTCGAGCGTATGCATCTCACCTTGCCCTGTCGACGCGCGGTCCGCGTCACGGACCGTTCACGTTGTTCGAGAAGCGTGACCAGAAACGTAGGATCGGAGGCCCTTATCGTACGGTCGCCGCACTTGAGCGCGCGGTGATCCGCGAGAACGAGCGGATGCTCCGCACGAGCGAGGCGTTCAAATGAAACTACATCCCAAGCTGACCGATGATGTGATCGTCGAGGCCGTCGAGCGCCGCATGCTGACGCTCGACAATCCCGGGTTCTGCAACGCCTGTGGCTGCGAGCATCACGACTGCGAGCCCGACATGCGTAAGGGGACGTGCGAGAGCTGCGGCGCGCGCGAGGTCTACGGCGCCGACGAGCTGCTGTTCACGCTGCCCGTCATCCGCTAGCAGACGCCGCAGTAGGACGCGCCTCCACAATCAGCGGCGCTGCGGGCACCTCGAACGCCCGCAGCGTCGCATTGATCATGGTGAACAGGCCTTCCCATTTCACCCGGTCGGCGATCGCCTGATCGCGCGCCAGCACGGCGGACTGCGCCCGGCTCTCCATCGCGGCCTGCAGCCCGTCATGGGCGTCGACCATCACCCGCAGCTCGGCGAGCTCCTGGCGCAGCCGCGACACCTCCCTGGCCATATCGTCGCGCTCATGGGCGAGGCGCTGATACTGCACGAGGCCGTGCTCGACCGCCTGCCGGCGGTGCTCGCTTAAATCCTCCTGCGGCGCCTGCTGCGCCGCCGCGATCGCGGCGAGCCCGATCGGCCCGCGGCCGTTACCGTCATGCATGCTCATGGGGACCACTCCCTGGTTCAACGCCGGCAATGCCACCGGCGGCCGTTGTCATACCACACGACGTGCATGCCGTGACGGCCGCACAGGCTCGAACCGCGCGTGCCGCGCCGATGGCGCTCCAGCCCCTCAGGGATGGCCGCTGGCGCGTCCTCGGCGACCGGGCGGGGGTTGGGCAGGGGGATCGCGTCCACCGCCGCCAGCCGCTCCGTGAAGCTGGCGGGCGGGCCCGCCGCGTAGAAGCTGGCGGGCGCGTCGGCGCGGTCAGCCTTGAGGGCGCGGACGGGGTGTGCGGGCGAGGCTGCAGAGGCCATCTGGGTCCGGGGGCCTAGGGTACCAACAAATTCGGCCGGCTCTATAGCCGTACATACACATACACAGAGTGGTATATACATACTATATGTATAGTATATAATCTTATATGATATATCAGTACCCATTAGTACCACCTACCACCTAAGCTGTTGATCTTACGATGTCATCTTCCGGCCACCGACTGCAGGGCACCGACCTAGCGGCGCCCCGCGTCAGTACATCGGTGCCCACTAATCGGCGCCGCCCTCGGCCTCGGTGTCCTCCTCGGAACCCACTGTGTGCAGCCCCGCCCTCGCCGCTGGCGCTGCCGGCTCGTCGCTGTCCTCGAACAGCACCCGGCCGCTGCGCTCGACCGCCGCCACCGCCGCCGGGGTGTTGCCAACCGGCGGCCCGCTGTAGTCGCGCCAGCATAATATCTTGTGGCGGCGCCCGGTCGCGTCGCGCGGTGTGCGCAGGTTAGCCACCGTCGACGGCACCTGCATGCAGCGCGCCCGGATCAGCCGCTGGATAGCGTGGCGCCACTGGGCGACTTCCTCGCGGCCGGCCTCCAGCTCGATCGCCTGCCGCATCTGGTCGCCGGTGAACATGGACCGGCAGTCAAGCTTGCCGCGCAGCCCCTCGAACCACTCGTCGAGGTCGCTGCGCGCAATATCCTGCATCACGGTCTTGGCGGCGGTGTGCAGCGGCAGGTAGGGGTCGAAGCTGCCGAGGTGGCGCGCGCCGAGCCAGCGCGCCAGCGCGGCAATGTTGCCGGGTTGCTCCATCCAGGCGCGCAGCGCGACGGCCTGCTCGGCCGGGAGCCGTAGCCCATTACGCAGCACCGCGAGCCGCCGATCGTCGGCCGGCATCTGGAATGCGTCGTTGTTGTTGGACGCAATCAGGTAGGAGGCGAAGGACGTGGCCTGGAATGCCTGCCGGCCCTTGGCGATGAAGGTTCGCGTCATCACCCGCGGGTCGACCACCTCCTTGATGCGCTCGTAGACTGCGCGCCGCTCGGACCAGCGCCCGGCCTCGGCGTCGCGCGCCTCGTTCACCGTGACCAGCAGCGCATACGCCGCCCAGTCGGTATAGATGCCCTGCGACGACCGGCCGATGAAGATGTCGAAGTCGACGGGTTTCACGTAGTGGCGCCCGAACAGGTACGCCAGGATATCGAACAGCATGCCGCGCCCGCAGCCGTACACCGGCCGCCCGTCGAGCGTAGCCGCCACCATCACCAGTCCGACCCCTGGTATCTCCGGGTGCTGATACTTGTGCGCCAGCCAATTCAGGAAGTAGGCGCGCTCGATCGGATCCGGCAGCAGATGTGACATAAACTCAAGCCAGGGGTTTATGTCACCGTCGCCGGTATGCTGCACCGCTTGGTAGGTGTTCTTGTAAATCGCGCCGTTCTCGCGGTAGAGCGGGAACGACCGCGCCGGGTGCATGCGCACGCCCGCCAGATTGATCCGCCGCGGGTCGGTCTGCCAGCACGTCGTCGCGTATGTCATGTGATGCCCGCCACGCGGCCCGACGTGCATTTCATACATGGAGGCGTAGGCGTGCTGGAACGCGACCCAGCGATATTGACACTCGTCGTCCGCCCTATAGAGCTCGACCACGCTGTCATTGGTTTCGTGATAGGCGCGCGTCTCCAGCAGCCACTGCACCTTGCTCGCCAGTGGCGCGCCGAACGCAGGCATCGGCGGCGCCCGCATTGCGGCAGGTTCGCGGTCAGGTTCGCGGTCAGGCCCGGCAGGTTCGCCGCAGGTTCGCGGCAGGTCCGCGGCAGGTTCGCCGTCAGGTTCGCCGGCCATCCCGCCGATCAATCCGGCGAACGTCGTCAGATCCGGCGCCTCCTTCGGCCGCTCGGCGCCGATCATGCGATGTCGGATCTGGGTGTGGCTGTCCCATAGCGACAAGCCTTCCGCCGACCAATTGGCCTTGATCCGGTCAGGGCAGTCGGTGCCGGCGTCCCAGATACTGGCGTAGCCCTCATGCTTGCCGTGCTGGCGGGTCATGTCGGCGAGCTCGGCGATGGTGACGCGATCGCCTTCCTTCAGCCGGAACATCAGCTCGGGCGTCAGGTCATAGACCGTGACCTCGCTCATCCCGCGCAGCGCCCCGGCGAGGTCGCTGTCATAGCCGAGGCCGGCCATGATCTTCTCGCAGGCGTCCGCCAGGGCGCCGATGTCCTTGCCCGGGAACACCGGCAGCTCACTCAGCGGCACGTCGAGAATGCTCGTCCCGTGGTAGCCGTATTCACGCCCGGGCGAGTGCATGCCATGCACCGCCACGTAGCGGGTGCCGACATGCTTGTGGAAGATCTCGACCCGGTTCTCGAACGCCTTCTCGTCCATGTGGCCGCTCGGGTAGTAACGCGCCGTCGCCATCGGTCCCGGCGGCGGATCGAGGCAGCGCCCGATCAGGGCGAGCTTCACGCCGCCGCTATGGCGACGCAGACACCCGGCCATGAATTCCGGCCAGCGCTGCGTCATCATCGCGATGATGGCGGCGAGCGCCTCCGGCACCTGGGTATCAAGGTCGACCACCAGCGCATCCGACCCGGACATGCGGATGGCGGCGCTGCGGCCACTCCATTTCATGATCTCGGCGGTGTCGTTCGGCGTCTTCGGCCAGCCCTTGAACGGGAACGCCTTACCCTGCGCCAGTGGGATCACGTCGTAGCCGAGCTGCTTGAGCTTCAGCCAGACGCCGGAATTGCGGTAGACGGTTGATTTCTTAGGAGGTAGGTTGGTCATAGTGATCTAGCCTTTCTCTTCTTGGGAGGTGGGTTTGGTCATAGTGATCTAGCCTTCTCGGGTGGTGGGTTGGTCATGACGCAGATGCCGTGATCCTTCGCAGGACGCTATCGGAGCCGGTTGGGGCCGCACCCTGACCGGCTCTTCGCTATTTCAGCAGCGCGTCAATATCCGCCGAGTTCCTCACAACGGCAACCGCTAGCCCTAGCGTCGACACCCGCATCGCATACTGCCGCTGGTGCGCGCTCATACGTCCGCCTTTCGGGCGTTTTACTTCGACGAACAGCACCCGCGCGCCCGGCAGCAGCACCAGCCGATCGAAGAACCCGCGCTGACCGATCACCCGCGCCTTCAGCGCGACGCCGCCCAGCGCCTCGACGCGCTCCACCAATTCGGCTTCTATTTCACATTCCTTGACAGTCGATTTAGCCATGTGCTACCGCCTTCTGCTTGGTTTGGATTGAGCTGGAGGACTTGGGAACAATGGCGGCGCATTCCTCGATCGTGGGCGGTTCGACCGCCGGCCGGCTGATTGAATGTCCCGCCTCCTGGCAAGCCACCATGGCGCTGCCGGGCGCCAGCGTGCAGACCACTTCTGAATACGCCGAGGAAGGCACGTTCGCGCATCATGTGATGACGCATCTGATGAAGCGTCGCGCCGCTGGCATGCCGTACGATGTCGATAGCCTTGTCGGCATTCATGCGTATGACCGTGAGATCACCAAGCGTCACATCGACGAAATGATACAGCCGGCGCTCGACGCGCTTGATGAGCTCGAGCGTATCTATAACCCGCGTCCAGAGTGTTGCTACGTCACCGGCGTCGAGATGCTCGTCAAGTTTCCCGGCGTGCCCGGCGCCTACGGCACTGCCGATCTTATTCTCGCTTCGCTCGAGAATGATCTCACCATCATGGTCGACTGGAAGTTCGGCGCCGGTGTCGGCGTCAAGGCGACTTATCATTTCGACGATGGCGACATCGTCAATCCGCAATTGATGTATTATCTCTCGGCGCTGCCGACCCGTTACTACACAGGCCGCACTCGTCGTATCGTTGTCGCCATCATCCAGCCGCGCGGCCTCGAGCCGCTGACCCACACGCTGGTGACGCGCGCCGAGATCAAGATGTTCCGCGCCGATCTCACCCGCGCCGTCGCCGCGGCGCAGGAGCGCGATCCTCCCCGACGCCGCGGCGAGCACTGCCGCTTCGCGCCTTGCAAGGTCGCCTGCCCGCTATGGACCGGGCCACTGCTCGATCTGGCTGCGCTCGGCATGCCGGCCGAGCCGCCGACCGCTACGGATGGCGAGGCTTATGGGGCCTATCTCGCCTACGCCAAGGCCCTGGTCGACAGCGCGCTGCTGATCAAGAAGTCGATCGAAGAGCAGATGCACGCCTATCTGGCGGCCGGCGGCGACATCCCCGGCTGGCGCCTCAAACTCAAGAGCCTGCCGCGGGTCTGGGCGCCGCCCGATGTCGTGGCGCCCGGCCTGACTGCGCTCGGGTTCGCGCCTGAAGAGATCTGGCAGCCGGCGAAGCTGACGACCTTCGCCGAGGCCGACCGCACCGCGAAGCGCCGCAAGGTCACCATTCCTGATGACCTGCGCATCGCTCAAGTCACGACTGAGACAACCCTCACTACCTCTGACGACCCGGCGCCGCCGGTGATGAACAGCGAGGAGTTGAGTGCGGCTTTCACCCTTGCACTTAGCCGTCTCGCCTAAATGCAACCCCCTGAAAGGACTGACTATGGACGACAATGACCCCAACCTGCCGGCGCTGCCGGATGATTTCGCCGCCGCCCTGATGGGCGGCATCGAACGCTCGCGCATGGACAATGCAGTCGGCACCGGCCTGCCGTTCCTGCGGATGTCCAAGCAAGGCGAGTGGATCTATGGCCCGCAGAACGAGGAGGTGCAGGAAGGCGCACCCTGGCTGGTCAACATCACCACGCTCGAGCACGGCTGGTGCTGCTGGGTCGACAGCGGCAGTTCCTCCGACAAGAACAAGCTCGAGGGCGAGGTGATGGTCAGCGTCACCAAGCCGATGCCGCCCGCGCCGCCCGACATCAAGGGGACGCCCTACAAGAAACAGCGCGGCATGCAATTGAAGTGCATGGAAGGCGAGGACGCCGACATCCAAGTGCTCTACCGCACCAATTCCGATGGCGGGATGAAGGCGATGGACGCCCTGATCCTGGCAATCCATCGGCAATTGACCAGGGATCCGCTGCACGGCTTCCCGGTCCTGCAGCTCGGCTGCGAGTGGTACGACCACCCCAAATACGGGGAGATCGCCAAGCCTGTGCTTGAAGTCACAGGCTGGCGCGATGTCCACGGCAATACCGGCGCACCGCCCATCGCCGTCGCGGCCACGCCCCAGCCGCAGCCGCCTAAGGCGCCGCCGCCGCCGCCGAAGCCGCCGCGGCCTCCTGCGGCCGAGACGCCGCCGGCCCCGGTCGAGGCGCCCCCGACACGGCGCCGCCGCCCCGCTGTGGCCGCCGTGCCGCCGGCTCCTGCGGCACCCGTCACGCCGCAGACCGAGCCGCCCGCCCCGGCGGCCATGCCGCCGCATGGTGGCGCTGCCTATGCCGGGCAGCGGCGCCGGCCCGCCGCGCGATGATCGGGCAGCGCATGTACAAGCCGGCGTTCGCCCTCGCGAACGTCGGCTATCTCGATTTCGAGACGTGGTCGCCGCATGATCTCACGGTGGTCGGCGCCTACCGCTTCGCTGGCGAGGCGTTTGCCACTGTGCTGGCTTATGCGATCGGCCGGGCTGACACCGCCGCGGTCGCCCTCAAGACAACGCGGCGGCCACTGTCCTGGGACGAGATGCCGGATGCGCTGAAGGCGCATCACGCGCGGGTGCAGCGCGGCGAGGCAGTCTGGTGCGCCTGGAACGCCGCCTTCGACCGTGCGATCTGGAACTACAGCACGGTCGGGTTCCCGTTCATGGAGCCGCGCTACATGATTGACGCGATGGCGCAGGCCGGCGCGGCGGGACTGCCCACCGACCTGCACGCCGCCTCACGTTACGCCGGCACTAATGTTCCGAAGTACGAGAGCGGCCGTGAGCTGATCAAGCTGTTTGCGCTGCCGGCCTCGACCGCCTCGCCGGTATCGCACCCGGATGAATGGATGCAATTCGTGCTCTACGCCCGCCGCGATGTCGACGCCATGCGCGCGGTGTTCGAGAGCACGCGCCAGCTCCCGATCGAGGAGTGGCAGGAATACTGGGCCATGGAGGCCATCAACGAGTGCGGCGCTAGGGTCGATATGAGCATGGTCGCGCACGCCGCCAAGCTGGCCGAGATTGATCGGGTTAAAGTGCGCGCCGAGCTCGAGCGGCTGACCGGCGGCGCCGTGACCACGATCGACCAGATTGCGCGACTGGTGACGTGGCTGCTGCCGCGGCTTCCGCCCGAAGGCCGCGCCAAGCTGCTCACCCGCGAGGAGGAGCGTGACGAAGCCGGCGAGATCACCCGTCCTGCGAAGATGCAGCTCACCCGCAACCGGGTGGTCAGCCTGATTGTCCTCTTGGACGACATCCTCAATCAGATCCCCTCGGCGATACCGGCTGGGACTGAAATAACCCGGCGCGTGCTCGAGCTGCGCCGCTGGGGCGGCTCCAAGACCCCCGCCAAGTTCACCAGGATTGCCAACAGTGCGGTCGATGGCGTGCTGCTGGGGCAATACGTGTTCGAAGGCGCCGGGCAGACCGGGCGCGCCTCCTCGCGCGGTGCGCAGGTGCATAACCTCGCAAGAGACACGCTGCCCTATGAGCATGAGGCGATCGAAGCGATCCTCGCCGGCTGCAGCTATGACGAACTGGCCGCCCTCGGTGATGACGTGCCCGTGTCCCGTAAGCTATCGCTGTTGATCCGCACCGCCTTCGTGCCGGATCCGGGCAATCTCTTCGTCTGGTCAGACTGGAGCCAGATCGAGGCGAGGGTTCTCCCTTGGTTGGCTGGTAAAACCGGCGAGGCCCGCCTCGACATCTTCCGCCGCGTCGATACCGATCCCAAGCAGCCGGATCTCTACACCCGCACCGCGGCGGCGCTCTCCGGCATCCCGATCGGTCAGGTCACTAAGGCGTTGCGGCAGCGCGGCAAGGTCGCCGAGCTGGCGCTCGGCTACGGCGGCGGCGTCAAGGCGCTGCAGAGCATGGGCGCCGGCTATGGGCTGTATATCAGCGACCTCGAGGGTAAAGCTGTGGTCACTCGCTGGCGCGATCACAATGCGTGGTGCGTAGAATTCTGGGGTCGCCACGACGACAATACCGGAGCCTCGTATGGGCTCTGGGGCGCCGCGTTGCGCGCCCTGATGAACCCACGCCGAGTGCAGTCCGCCGGCCGGATCTCCTACATCTTCCTGCCGGAATACCTGCAGGGCTCGCTGCTGTGCGTGCTGCCGTCCGGGCGGATACTGACCTATCGGCACGCCAAGCATGAGATGGTGGCTGATCTCGACGACGACGATAACATCATCAGCTACACCCGGCATCTGCGGTTCTCGCGCGGGCGCGCCCGCGTCAAGCTGTGGCCGGGCATGCTGGCTGAGAACGTCACGCAGGCCGCGTCGGCGGACATCCTGCGCGGGACACTCGTGCGGCTCAAGGACGCGCGCGTGCGTCTGCATACCCATGACGAAGTCTTACTCGAAGTTGCTGCGGACATGGCCGAGATCACGGCCGAGGCGCTGCGCGCCGAGATGCAGCGCGGTTTCGCATGGTCAGCCGGCCTGCCGCTGATGAGCGAAGAGACGATCTATCCGTACTACTCCAAGAGCGCGAGGCCGCTATGACGCTGCGCCTGACTGTCAATGACATGGTGAAGTGGTTCTTGGATAACTACGAGAGCCCGGCCGAGTGCCTGCCGTATGAAACGGCCGAAGGTGGCTATCAGTACATCTATGGCGGCCCGGTCGACGCGCGCGAGGAACTGGACGAGCAATTCGCCGGCACAGTACCGGCTCGGATGATCGAGGCCGCCGTCAAGATATTAGAGACTGAGCATGACGTTGACGAGTGGTCGCCACGACCACCGACCGATGAGGAAGAAGAAGAAGAGCCTGAGGATCACATCCGCCATGAGGCCGATGAGGAAGAAGAAGATCCTGAGGATCACATCCGCCATGAGGGCGAGTGATGCGCCAGAACACTGAGCTGCGGGCCTACCAGCGCCGCTTCGCCGAGCAGCTCGTCGACAACACCGAGGCGTTCTGCGTCGCGCGGATGGGCGCGGGGAAATCCGCCGCCGCGCTCACCGCGATCGCTACGCTGATACAGACTAAGGCGACGCGCCATGCTCTGGTGCTGGCGCCGAAGCGCGTGGCGCGCAACGTCTGGCCGGAAGAGATCGCGGACTGGGCGCATCTGGCCGGATTGAAATACGAAGTGCTGATGGGCTCGCCAGGGAAGCGCAAGGCGCAGCTCGCGACCGCGCATGAGCGCGATATCACAATCTGCGGGCTCGACATCGTGCAGTGGCTCATCCCCGAGCTGCTGGAGTACCCAGAGGACCATGCGCTGTTTGACTTGCTGGTCATCGACGAAGTGTCGCGGCTGCGCAATCCGACCAGCAAGCGCGCGCAGCTCCTGGCCAAGCATAGCTGGCGCTTCGGCGGCATCTGGGGCCTGTCAGGGACGCTGCGGCCAAATTCAGCGGAAGACTTGTTCATGCCGGCGCGCATCGTCACTGACGCGCGGCTATGGGGCAAGAGCTTCTACAAATGGCAGCGCGAGCATTTCTATCCGACTGATTTCAACGGCTACCGCTGGGCGCCGCTCCCTGGTGCGGAGGACAAGCTCAACGCCGAGCTCGCGCCGCTGGTGATCGCGCTCGCGCCCGATGAAATGCCGCAGATGCCGGCGCTCACCGTGATCAAGGATCGCATCCAATTGCCGCCGGCCGCGCGCGCGGATTACGACACCATGCACGAGGAGTTGTTCGTGCGCGGCGGCCCTGGTGAAGAGGATATCGTCGCGGTGTCGGCCGCGGTCGCCACCGGCAAGCTCGCGCAGATCGCTAACGGCTTCCTCTACGAACCGAAGCTCGCCCCGATCGCGCGCCATGTTCACACTGTGAAGATGGAGTGGCTTGCCGAGCTCGTTGAGGGCGCCGACGAGCCGCTGCTGCTGATCTATGAGTTCGTCGAAGACCTCGACATGATGCTCGGAGTGTGCGGCGCGAAGCTGCCCTGGCTCGGCCCTGGCGTAGGTGATCGCGTATCAGACGAGCGCATCAAGGCCTGGAATGCGCGCGAGCTGCCGTTCCTGGCGATGCACCCGGCCTCGGGCGGACATGGCTTGAACCTGCAGCATGGCGGCAGCACCCAGCTCTGGGTCGCGCCGACGTGGTCGCCGGAATACTGGGAACAGACCATCGCCCGGCTGCACCGCCCCGGCCAAGCCGATAAAGTCACGATTCGGGTCTGCGTGGCGGATCACACAGTGGATGATCTGAAGCTGAACCGGGTTCACTACAAGATGTCGCGGCAGGCCGCCTTCGAGGCTTACTTGGCGGATATGGCGAAGTATCACCGAGCAGCGTCCGCATCCCCCAGAGCGCGGCCGGCGCCGGAATGCCAATATCATCCGTGAGCGTGCGCAGCGCCACGTAGGTGTTTGACGGGAACTGGTTACGAGCCCGCCAGTTGCACACGGCGGGCTGGGTCGTGCGCAGGATCTCGGCGACGACGCGGGTGCCTCCCAATGCCTCGACCACGCCGCCGACCGTCTGCCGCTTCGCCATTTGCTAACCTTGCTCCGGGAAATGTCCGGGAAATGTCCGGGAAATGATTGTCCTTCACAATACTTGAGATAAGGTGGCGGCGGAAGAGGAGCCCACCATGTCACCCGATGAGACGGTCAAGCAGGCCGCCGACACCACCCTGCAGGTGCTCGATCGCCTGATCATCATGGCGCTCGAACCTGCGACGTACCCGGTCGTGGCGGCGCATACGCGCGAGCTGTCCCGACTGGTGACGCGCGCCGAGCTGCTGCTGTCCTTCATAGCCGCCGGCCAGCCGAAGCGGTTATCCATAGTGCGCAACCGTCCCGCCTAGCCGTGGTGCCTGGGCGGTGCGCTGCGGGCCCGGGGCGGGTTGTCCCAATCCTCCCCGCCTCGGGTCCAAGCAGCAGGACGCCCGCCGAGGGGGCCCGGCGGGCGCTGGAACTCAGGACGCAACGCTTACTCACGCGGTGTTGCACTGATTTGGCCGGCGCCGTCAATCCGGCAGCAGTAGTTCTTCACCATTTATGAACAGCCGCAGCTCGACGTCATTCGGCAGTGTCAGCTCGACCTTAACATGGGGCCGCAAGGCAATCACCGGGGGCGCCGCCGGCAGCGGCAGCGCGAGCACCAGGGCGTCGGCGACCGCCCCCCAGGCGGCGTCGTGCGGCGGCTGCGCCAGGGCGATGAGGAGAGCGTGCTGATGTGTACCGACGAGGAACGGGCCCGCGCTCAGGTGCGCGCCGCAGTCGGCCACGCCGCCGCGCTGCGCGATTGCTGCTGCCACTTCGGTTGCGAGTTCACGCTCGCCATCGGCGAAGAATACTTGGACGCCGGTGTTCTCGGCGCCTTCCTCACGCAGGCGCTCGGGCCTGATGCAGACATCAAGATCGCGGGCCATGCTGTTGTGCCAGTCGATCAGGGACTGCGTGTGCGCGTTCTCGTGGCCTGACGGCGTCCCCAGCATATGGGCGCGCAGGCCCCGGCTGATGAGCGCGGCGCGCAGCGCGCGGCACCATGCGGCGTTGACGGCGTGGCCGCGCTCGCCGGCCGAAATGCAGATGGTGACCATCAGATCTTGCCGAGCACGACCAGCACGATCAGGATCACCAGCAGCACGCCGAGCACGCCGCCGCCGTAATATCCGGTGCCGTAGAACGGGCCGCCGCCCCAGCCGCCGAAGCCGCCGAGCAGCGCGAGCACGAGCAGGACAAGCAGGATAAGACCGACCGTCGACATCTTACTTCTCCAGGCAGCTCTTGATCAGCGCGTCGCGACGCTCGATCGAGGACGACACTTGGTGGATGGTCCAGCCGAAGCCGGCCAGCACAATCACGTTGAGGATCATCGCCGCGAGCAGGATTGGCGTCCCCTTGAGGGCGTCGATCGTCTCCTTAGGTGTGGAGAGGATCACCCGGTGACCGAGCCGGTGAGCGTGCAGCTTGCCAGCCATGTGCCAGTGGTGCCGCCGGGCGCGACCCAGCCGACCAGGGTGGCGAAGTTGTAGCCTTCGCCGAGCGGCGCCTTCCAGATCGAGACGCTACCGCCCATGCCGGGCTGGAAGTTGGTTTCGCCCTGGTTGTTGACGCTGGCGCGTTCATAGCCGGTATTGAAGCCGATCGTGGTGAACGTCTGGTTACCCGCCGCGGCGCCGGGGAACGTCATGGCGTTGACCGAGAAGTAGGGCGTGTCGTCGTTCCACAGCATGAACTCGCAGCGGATTTCGGTATTGACCTCGATCTGCGCCGCTGACGTGGTGGTGCGTGACACCGTGAAGGTGTTGAGCATGTGCCGGCGCTTGCGGTTGAACCAGCTCAGTACGAAGCGCTGCGTCACGCTGTCGGCGAACTGGCCGCCTGAATTGGTGTGAACCAGCCCGATCAGCGTGCGGGTGTCGTTGCCGGTGAGGATCTCGACGCCTTCGTTGCCGGGCGTTGCGCTCGGCGCATGCGTCGAAGCCGTGCGGAAGTCGGCCGTGACCGCGCCGGAATTGACGAAGGCATAGACCCAGTAATCGGTGCTCGCCACAAGGTTAGCGCCGCCGGTGCCGTTGACGAATACGCCGGTATTACTGAGGCCGGCGATGCCGGCACTGGGGATGACGTAGTTCTGGCCGTTGATCCGCAGCATATTGCCGAGCTGCGGCTTGTAGCTCAGTGATGTGGCGCTGACCCAGGCCAGCCGCCCGCACGGTGGCGGCGTGAAGGTGTTGATGGCGGCGGCGATCGCGACGGCGGCCGGATTGGTCCAGGCGCCCCAGACGCCGGCCTTACGCTCGCGGATATACAGCGTGCCCGGCACCACCGTGTCGCTCTGGTCGCGCGCCTCGATGACGAGGTTGAGGTTTGCCGGCGCGGCCGGCGGGACCGGCAGGGGGTCGCCGGAATAGCAGATGCCGGAGAAGGCATGCCCGGCGACCGGGGAATTGGTCGCCGCCACCGCCGAGTAGAAGCTGCCGGGCGAGAACACGAAGGCATTGTAGTCCGCGACCAGTTGCCCTGCGGTATCAGTGCCGAGCAGCGCGCGAGCATCCGGCGCGTTGCTGGCGCCGGTGCCGCCGGCCACGATCGGCCGCTTGGCGTTGAGGTCAGTCGCGACATCGTCGACGTAGGCGTTATAGGCGGTTGACGAGATGGTAGTGTTGGGCACTCCATGCGTGCCGCTCGGGATCGTATAAACGCCGGAACCATCGCGCGGCATGTCGCCTCCTCATTGCTGCTGGCGCAGCATCTCGAGCGCCAGGGCGTCACGCACGCGCCCGGTGTTAGTTGCCGATAGCATACTCGGTCCCGGCACCATTGGCGCCGTCGCTGCGCGTTCCATGTAGAGCGGTGAGCGCTGCAGGATCGTATCAGTGGCGCGCGCGATGGCATTGGCCGCCGAACGATTGGAGGCCATGCGTATTCCCATGCCGATCGCCGGCACAGCGAAGCCGGCCGCCGCGCCGGTCGAGGGATCATCAGCGAAATAGTGGCCGATGGTGCCGCCGGCACCGGCCCCGGCCGCCAGTCCCACCAGCGGCGCGCCGATGCCGCCGCCGCCGCCCATCATGTTGCCGACTGCGCGCGCGATGTTGGCGGTCGGGCCGCGGCGCACAATGCTTTGCCGCAGCATGTCTTCTTCGGCGGGCGTGAAGCCGGCCATCTTGCCTTCGTAGCCGGCAGATAGCGGATTAATCAGGTTCTTCACCTTCTGCCGGATCACGTTCTCGACGTTCAAACCGGAATTAGCGGAGGCCGCGGCGTCCTGCGCCGCTACCTTGATGTCGTCCATGACCTCGCCGCGTTTGCTGGCCGCGTAGTTGCCGCGCGCCGCCTGTAATTGCCGGCTGGCCTCCGCGGCGGCGCCCGGCGGCGAGCTCGGCAACACCGCGCCGGGCGGCGGGTTGGCGATGAAGTCGTCGATGCGGTCCTTGAGGATACGGCCGCTCGATCGGTCAGTCGCCGAAATATCGCTGAAGGGAATGCGGTTAAGCTGCTTGCGGGCGTAATCAAGGTTCGCCGGTGTGACCACCGCACCGGGCGGGTACCCGTGCAGCATGTTGAAGGTGTCCCAGGTCTGCCCGCTGTATCGCGGCCCGTAACCTTCATCGTAGAGATGCCGCTCGGCGTCGCCCGCCATGTTGGCGACGGCGTTGGCGCTGTAGGCGGTCGGGTTGGCGCGCACGGCCGCATACTTGGCATCTGCCTCGGCCCCGAGCTCGCCATAGCTTGGCGTCTTGGCGCCGGAGACGCGCGGCCGCGGTGCGAAGGCGGCGCCGGTTCCAGCGCCGGAAGCGAGGCCGAGCACGCCGCCCATGGTGGCGTTGCGGGCGTAGTCCGCAGGGTTTCCGGTGTAGGTGTTGCCGGCGCCCTGCGCCGCACCCGTGGCGGCGCCGCCGAGGCCATAGCCCAGCGCGCGGGCAAGCGCCCCGCCGCCCAATGCATCCGCGATCGCGGGGGCGACGCGGGCCGGGCCGGCGGCGATCGAGCTGCCGACGATGCCGGTCACATCGCCCGCGGCCGAGAGCCAGGGGCTGCGCTCGCGCGCCGCCTGCGACTGCCGCACCTGGGCGTCGGTACCGGCGCTGTAGCTCGGCGCGCGCCCGGTCAGCGCGTCCATGCCACCGGCGACGCGGTCGGCCATGCCGAAGGTGGCGGCATTGGACGCCGCCCGTGCGGCATCGTCCAGGCCGCCAACGATACGCTGCGACAGCGGCAGGTCTGGCAGCGGCGCCGGCTTCACGACCGGGTTGAAGCCGGCCCATGGGTCGGCGGCCGGTACTACGAACTCATCCCAGGCGTCGCGCTCGCTCACCGTGGCACCATACCGTGGCGGCCATCGGGGAGGATGATCGGCGTACCCGGGGGAAGCCGTCGCGCTTCATCCGGCGTGTTGACGTGGATCGCGCCGGTGGGCGGCGGCCGGTTGCGATTGTATTCGGCCACGACCTCGTCGGCGATGCGTTTAGCTTCAGGACCGGCCGCGCCGGTCGCGCTGTCAACCAGTAGGTCGCGGCGGCGCGCCTTGGCGGCGAGGTCGGCGTCGGTGTCGCCGACCTGCGGCATGATCGAGGGTAGCGTCCGCATCGCTTCGCTTGGTGACACTGCCGAGCCGCTGCGCATCTTGAGGAAGGCGGCGGCGAAATTGCCGAGCTTGTCCATGGACGCATGGAACTCCGGCGAGGTCGTAGCCCGGCCGAGCCCGAACGGCAGATGCGAGTAGGCGGCCTGTTTCGGATCGGTCAGCGCCTTGCCGTTGTCGAGGCTGTTCTTGAGGTCTTCGAGGTCTGGGCGCACGCTGGTCGCGAAGTTGACGGCGTCCTGCTGCTGCGCCGTGAGCACGGGCGCTGGCGAGCCTGGGGCGCGGGCGTAGCCCTGCTCGCCCTGCCGGCGGGTGTAGATCGCGCCATTGAGGTCGCGCACGTCAGCCGGCCCGGCGAGCTTGTTCTGCAATTCCTGAATATCGAGCGCGGCTTTCGTCTCGGCTTGTTGCCGCGGCAGGCCCTGCTTGTAGTATTGGTCCGCAAGATCGGCCTGCGCCTTCTCGATGCCGAGCTGCTTGGTCTGGTATTCGATCGGCTCGCCGCGGTTCTTCTCCAGTGCATCGTCGCGCTGGCTGCGCAAATACTTGAATTGCTGCTGCTGCAGCTCTTGCTGATCGGTGCGGTACTTCTCCCAGATCTTGAACTTCTCGGCCGCCGCCGCGCGCGCCTCCGGTGAGTAGCTGCCGCTCTGCATGATCTGCATCAGCTTGAGCTGCTCGGGGAACAGCGGCACCGGGCTCGGCTGGATCGGCTCGAGCCCCACATCCCGCGGGGCCGGCGCGGGCGCAATCGGCTGCTGCGACGGCCGCGGCGGGGTGTCCCTGAAGCCGGCCAGGATGATCGGCGGCGTGCCAGCGTCACCGTCATCACCGGCGGCCATGACCGGGGCGTTAGTAGGCGCCTCCGATTGGGTAGATGGGCCGGGGCTGAAAGGGAGCGGCGCCCCGCCTCCGGCGGGTTCGGCGGCTTGTCGGCGGGCCATCTCCGCGAGCGTGATCTGGTCGCGCGCCATCAGCGTCTCCGGCGAAGGCTGCGTCGAGCTGTCGTCGCTCACGTCGTAGGACGGGTGCGCGTTAGCCGACTGCATGAACAGCGGCGAGGCCTGCGCCTGCGGCGCTGGTGCCGGCGTCGCAGGCGCCGGTGCCGGCGGTGTCGCTACATCCGGCAGCGGCGCCCCAGGCTGCATCTGGATCGGCGGGATCGTGCCCTGCGGCTGCGTCGGCACGGCGTTGATGCGCTGGTCCTCGAGCGTGGCCTGCCGCTGCGCCTGCTGGAGCAGTGCGGCCTGCCGCTGCTGGTCGCCGAACGCATAGCCGAGCTCGCGGATGCCGCCGCCGATCGAGAGGTTGCCGCCCTGGCCGGCGTCGCCGCGCTTGGCCAGCATCTCGGCTATCTGCTTGCGCAGCAGCAGAGTTTGATAGCTCGGGCTCGCGGGATCGCCCGGATCGTCGGGGGCCGGCGCGCCCTGTCCGAGGCGAGCAAGCGGTTGGATTGCGGCCATCACGCTGCCTTCAGGATTGAGCCCATGACGCGGGCGGGGTTGATATACTTGGTGCCGGCGCGCTCCTTGACCGCGGCCGGGTCGATCTTCTCGACGTCTTGCGCCATCGGGCCGACATGCGCAGTCGAAGCCGGATCATCCTTGTAGCTGTACTGATAGATCGGTAGCTCGGCCACCTTCTGCGGCGTCGACGCGAACACGCTGCCGACCTTGTGGATATTCTCCTTGCTGCGCGCGTCAGACTTGAGCCCGGCGATGGCGCCGAACAGGCCGCCGATCAGGTTGTTGTACTGCGTCGACTGCTGTTTATAACTGTCCAGGCTCTGGCTGAAGTTGCTGTTGATAATTCCGGCGACATCGGTGGTCGGGATCTTGTTGGCGGTGGAACTGACGAAGTTCGGCTGCCCCACTGCGGAGCCAGAGAGCAGCGCGCTGATCTCGTTGAGCGGCTGGTCGCGCAATGCATACTGCTCGGCCAGCGCCTGCGAGCGCTGCGCCTGCTCGGCATTAAACCGGGTTTCCTGCAGCGACTGCTGCTGCGCCAGCGCGGCGTTGAGCGCCTGCGTGCGCGTCGCGCCCTGTTGGAATGCATTGGTCTGCGCGTTGTTGAAGAAGGTGCCTTTCTGCTGGTTCTCCGTGAATTGCTGCTGCTGCGCGGCGTTCTGGAAGCCGGCGCGCTGCGCCAGCATGTCGTTCTGGAGCTTCTGCTCGGCGCCGCCTTGCGCCGTGATGCCGAGGCGCTGGTCGGTGATGCCGCGGTTGTAGTTGTCCATGGCGGCTTGATACGCAGGACTGCCGTACTTGATGCCCTGGTCGTTGAGGTGTGACTGCAGATTAGCGAGATCACGATCGTTCTGCGGCTGGAACCGCTGAAACAGCGAGTTCTCGACGTTGGCGCGGTCCTGCAAGACGCCCGCGTCGTCACCGTAGTCGCGCGTGATCGCGCCGGCATCGCCGAACGTCATCTGCGGGCCGGGGCCGTTGTAGTCGATCGTGCCTGACGCCTGTCCGATGTTTCCCAGCCCATAGCTGGCGTCGCCGCCGGGCGGAATGTTGGAGAGGTTGATGCCGGAGCCGAGGAGCTGCTGAAGCTGCGCCGACGACATGTTGCCGATCGAAGCTAGATTGAACTTCGCCTGATTGGCTTGGTCGAGCGTATCCTGGCCGATCTGCGGCAGCGTCTGCGTCGCCGTGTAGCGCGGGATTGAATAAGTCGAGCCGGTGGTCGGGTCGGTCCATTGGAACGTCGAAGTCTGGTCGTAGGTCAGATTGCCCTGCGGCGTGACCTGATTGACGTTGTTGAGGTTGGCGTTGGCGACCGCGGTCGAGACGTTGCTGCCGGTCTGCGCCGCCGCTGTGGTAATCGGGTTCGGCGGCTGCGGAGCGTCGAAGATGCCACCCATGGAAGCCCCCTTATCAGTACTGATTGAGCGGGTTCTGCTGCGGCTGCTGCAGCGGGTTCGTCTGACCCATCCCCGGCGTCGGGGCCCCCGGCATCGGCATCTGCGGTATCTGCGGTGCGCCTATGCTCGACGGGGCGGCGTTGGCTGCGCCGGGCGCCATCGGCGCTCCAGTCGGTAGGCCGGTGGGCGGGCCGTTCGGTGAGGCCGGCTGCGGCGGCGGCATCGCGCCCATACCCATCGGCGGCGTCTGATAGTTCGGCACCGGCGGCGGCGCCGCGATCTGCATCAGCGCCTGGGTGATGCTGTCACGTCCGGGCATCGCGCCTTGTTGTGGTGCGCCGGCATAGCCTGGGCGTTGCGGGAAGCCCTGCCGCGGCGCGCCGTAGCCGGGCTGCTGCGGGCCGCCGTATCGGTACGCCATCACGTCGCCTCCTGTTGCAGTGGACCGCGGCAGCGCGCCAGCAGTCGGCCCTCTTGCCAGTCCTCGACCATGAGCTGGGCAACGATACCATTGCGGGCGCGTCCGAAGATACGCTGCAGTACGGTGAACCGATAACCGGCGATCGCGAGCTGGCGCAGCAATCGGTCATTATCGGTCGGCACCCGCATATACACCATCTGGCAGCCGCAGGCCTCGAACGGGTAGGCGTGCATGCGCCGGATCGTCTCGCGCGTAAGCCATTTCGGGTCAGTCGCTGCGCCGGAGATCTCAATGGTGCCGGCGACCGGATCCCAGTTGTGATAGATCAGGCCGCCGATCAGTTCGTCGCCGCGCAGCACCCCCAGTGTCATCATCGCGGCGCCAGGACCGAAGCCGCGACCGCGCGCGTGCGGGATGTGCGCCGCCACGAACTCGCCGACAGCCGGATGGCCATAGAGATAATCCAGGCTCATCGCTTCAGATAATCGAGCACGGCGTGCCTGACGGGAGCGCCGACGCGACTGTCGGCGATACGCTGCAGCCATTTCGACGAGCTGCCCTGCTCGATCAGGTTGGCCGCCTCGATCTCGCGCAGCGCGCGCAGCATGTCGCTGTCAGGCGTCAGGAAGAAGGCGCGCGGGCGGGCGCTGGTGCCGAACAGATAGGCCAGCTCCTCGGCGGTCGGCCCGGCCAGCTTCCGCACCACGTCGCGCGCGTCCAGCTGCAGTGTCCGGTGCGTGAAACGGTTAGTGCCGTAGATCGAATGAAATAGCCCGCCGAGGCAGGTCGCCTCGGGACAGCCCCAGGCGAACAACAAGTCGTAGGTGCCGCAGAGGTGGTCGTAGAGCGAACGCCCGGAGTGCTTGATACGATCAGTGCCGGCGTCGAGCAGGAATTCACGGCGCCGCTCACTGATCATCGCGCCGCTCGACCTTGAACATCAGCGTGATCCGCAGCACCGGGCATATGCGCGCAACGCCTCTCGCGACATGAGGCAGCGAACCTCTGAACACTGCAAGTCTATTCGGCTGCGGATACACAGCGGCGATGATGTCGGTCTTCTCGGGATTGAACACGACCGTCTCGCCGCCCCATGACGGGTTCCAGACCATATGCGGATAGTAGACCGCCGTGTAGCTGCGCGGTGACTTGCTGTCGGTGTGGACGGTGCCGTCGCTGCCGTAGGCGTGGCCGTTCGCGTAGCAGCGCACCAGGGTGTAGCCGGCGAAGATGTCGGCGGCGAGCAGCGTCCATAGCTCGGCAATCAGCGGCGTCGTCTGCGCGAGCTCCTCGGCGCAGTCATACTGCGTCTCGTCGCGTGAGTTGCGATGCCCGGCGAAGTGCCGATGCCAGAACGAGTAGCGGTCAGTCTTGCGCGAGGATTTCCAGCCGAACTCCCAGCCGCCGTCGCGCAGGAACGCCAGCACCCGCTGCTGGCGTTCCGGCGTGAACAGGTTGTCGATCACATAAGTGTCGCTGTCCGCCGCGGTCGTGGTGTCGAGCATGGCCTAGCTGTCGTCATCGCCGCCGTCGCCGCCGTCGCCGCCGTCGCCGTCGTCGTCGCCTGCGGCGTCATCGCCTGCGGCGTCATCGCCTGCGGCGTCATCGCCGAAACCATCATCAAAGCCGTCGACGCCCGCCTCGCCGCTGACATCGCCAGTGACATCACCTGATGGCGCCGTGCCACTGACATCGCCGGTGACATCACCAGTGACGCTTGCCGAGCCGGTGACATCGCCGGTGACATCACCAGTGTAGCCGCTGTAGCCGCCCGTCACGTCTCCGGGCACGTCTCCGGTGTAGCCGCTGTAGCCGCTGTAGCCGCCCGGCACGTCGGCGCTGGCGTAGGCGTTGCCGTAGGCCTCCGAGAGTGCCGACAACTCATCGTCGGTCAGCGGGGCACTCTCGGGCGTCTCGGGCGCGTCTGGCGTCTCCGGGGCGGCTGGTGTCGAGGATATTTCGGGGTCGCCGATGGTGACCTCGGCGCTGCCCCTGCCGCCCGCGGGCGCGCCCGGGGCTGCGCCAACGCCGCTGGGGGCGCCGGTGCCGAAGCCTTCGACGCCGTAGCCGGGCGAGGACTGCCCGCCGTGGGTGCCGCCTCCGAACTCGTCGCCATAGGTGGTGCCGCCGAAGTCGCCCTTACCCTCGGCACCCTGCCCCGCCTCACCGCCGAAGTCACCCTTGCCCTGGTTCGTCTGCTCGGTGAAGGCCGGCTGCACGAGGTCGCCGCGGCCCTGCGTGAAGCCGCGCGCGGCCCCAAACGAGATGAAGCTGGGCGGTACGTTTAACGTCCCGCGGTTTCCGAACAGCAGCGCATTGAACTCTTGGTCGATCAGCGACGGCTGTTCCGGCGCGACC